TCTTTGCTTCCGGTAATGAAACAAATTGAAGCCAGACTTTCAATGAGTGATTTCGTTCCAGCGACGCAAGAGGTCAGATTTAATTTAGACGAATACTTGCGCGGATCAGCTTTAGAGCGCGCGCAGATTTACGATATTTATAACCGCATCGGTGTATTAAGCGCCGATGAAATCCGACAAATGGAAGAGATGATCCGATGAAGCTAACCGTACCAATAACGTTAACCGCTACTAATTCAGAAAAGCGAACCATCTCTGGGCGCGTTCTTACTTGGGGCGAGCAAGGCAACACTTCCGCAGGATTAACTTCATTCATACAGGATTCAATTAAACCGAAAGCAGTTAAATTAAATCTCGAACACGATGTAACACGTCCAATCGGTCGCGTCGTTGAAATGGTTTCAACTCCAGAAGGTTTAGACGCTACATTCAAAATTGCGGAGACGACGGCTGGAACAGACGCACTTATAGAAGCCGCCAGCGGTCTCCGCGACGGTTTTAGTGTCGGCGTTAAAGTCGATGAATGGTCAAATGAAGATGGCGTGTTAGTTATTAAACAAGGTGAAATGGCAGAAGTCAGCCTTGTCACAAATCCGGCCATAAAGTCGGCGATGGTTTCAGATGTCGCCGCGACAGAAAATTCTGAATCTGAATCAAAAGAATCAGAGGCAGAAAATCCAACAACAACCAAACCAGAAGGAGACGAAGTGGAAACCACTCCGACCGTTCCAGAAGCTTCCGCCGAAACGGTTGAAGCCGCTTCACAGAATGTCCAGGCGACTACTCGCCCAGTATTCTTTACAAAACCACGCAGCCCAATCGTTAATATGGGATCGTGGGTTGAACATTCAATCAAGGCACAATTAAATCCTAATTCAGATTCAGCGCTATACGTCAGAGCTGCAACCGATGACTTGGGAACTACAAACGTCGGATTCAATCCAACGCGCCAACTCAACGAAGTTATCAATGGACTAAGCAACGCAACACGCGGAAACATTGACGCAATCAGCCGCGGCACTTTGCCAGACGCTGGGCTTCAGTTTCAAATTCCTAAGATTACCGCGGTCGCAACTGTCGCAGAAGTTGCAGAATCTGGCGCAGTTTCAAATACTGGAATTACCAGCGAATATCTTGATGTAACTATTAGCCGCTTCGCGGGTCGCAATATTCTCACAACAGAAATCATCGAACGCAGCTCCCCAGATTTCTTTAATGAGTTAGTTTCAATTATGGGATCGGCGATGGCATTGGCACAAACCACAGCCGTCGGCGCGGCATTGCTAGCGGGCGCAACCGCCGATGGAACGCCAACAGCCAACACAGCCGCAGGATTACTCGGCTTCACTTCACGATCTAACGCAGCAATTTATGCATCAACACAAAGATTCGCCAGATCGTTAATTGTTTCGCCTGATCAATGGTCAAACATTATGGGCTACAACAATTCCGGTCAGCCATTGTTTAATGCTTATCAGCCATCAAACCAAACTGGTTTGGTAACTGGTCAATCACAAATCGGGCTCGTCGCTGGTTTGAATTTCTTCGTGGACAATTCTGGTGAGATCACCGGTACAGGAGACGGATCAATGGTTGTCGTTGAACCTAATTCCTATACTTGGTACGAAAGCGGTAACTACCGTTTAGATGTCAATAAGCCATCAGATGGAACCGTTGAAATCTCACTCAATTCTTATGGTGCAATTGCTACCAAAATTGCAGCGGGCGCTAGGAAATTTAACTTCACCTAAGCCATAAAAAACTAATCATCGGCGGGAGTCGCTCCCGATTTCCGCCGAGCCGAAGTGAGAGGACGAAGAAATGCCAATTATTACCGCATCACAATTACGGACAGTTCTTGGCGTCTCTTCGTCTCTCTACTCCGACGCATATCTTGATGAAATAATTGGATCAGCCGAGCAAGTAATTCTTCCGCTTTTGACTGCGAATCAAGCCGCCGTCGCTGGAGTTTATTTGACCGATGATGTTGCTTATTATGTGACGCAACGCCCGCACGGTTTCGTTGAAGGTCAATCCGTCGTCTGCTCCGGAATCGTGCCAGCAACTTTTAACGGAACTTTTACAGTAACCGATGACATATCAAGTCTTTATATTTTCTCGGTGGCTTTAGTTAACGCCGATATAATTCGCCGCGGTGTAATTCCAGCAGGAGTCGCTTATTTATCAGGATCAAATGCTGCAACACTTTATCAAAATACCGACGCGGTCGAATCCGCGATGTTAATTGTCAGCGTAGAAATCTTTCAATCCATTACGGCTCCCGGTGGACAAATTGAAGGCGTGGATTTTCAACCGTCGCCGTTCCGCATGGGTAGATCACTCCAAAATCGTGTAATCGGATTATTAGGAAATTTTGTCGATGTTGAAATTATGGCTCAATAAATGCCAACTCCAACTTCAATAAAGGTCAACGTTCGCGATGTACTTGCAACAGCTTTAAGCGGTGTCGCCGCTTCGGTTTATAGTTCTGTACCAGAAGCCGTCATTCCGCCAGCTTGTATGATTATTCCCGGAGCGCCGTATCTCGAAAGCACTTTAATAAGTGGATCAGTAACTAAAGTCAAAATCAATTTTACAGTCACCGCCGCCGTTGCATATAACTCCAACGCTGGCTCTCTTGATAATTTAGAACAACTAATAATAAGCATTCTCGGCGCTATGCCGTCGGGATACGTCGTTGGGAATGTAGATCGCCCCGCGATTACTTCGGTCGGTGCTAGTAATTTACTAGTGGCGGATTTAAACGTTTCGACCTACTACACACAGCAAACAATCTAAGGAGAAATAATGCCAACAACAATCGTCACGGGTCGCGATATTACTTTCACGATCGATTCAGATAATTACGACGCACAAGCAACTTCAGCGATTCTCACTTTAGAATCAACGATTCAAACTTTTCAGACATTGGACGGAAAGGCTTATTACACCACGGACTCGCAAGCATCTTTCGAAGTGGAAATGCTCGCAGACTGGGGAGCTGCAAGCTCTTTATGCGAAGCGCTATGGACTGCCGCTTCAAGTGCGCCACAAACCGCACTCGGCGTCGTTTTAGTTTCCGCAACTGGTGCATCGTTCGCTTTTGATGTTCAACCAATCTTCCCAACAGCGGGCGGAGCGGCTCCAGATGCTCAAACTGTTTCGCTTTCGTTTACTGCCGTGACTACTCCAGTATTAACCATAAGTTAATTAAAAGGAATCGGGAGCGAAAATGAGACTAGATATAAAAATTTCATATCAGGACGGACAAGAGGAAACCTATACAGCGGCTCCCCCAGAGTTTGCGAAATGGGAAAATAAGACTGGATTCACGATCCAACAGTTATCCGAGAAAATCGGAATATCTGATTTCTTATTCCTTGCCTATCACGCCATGAAACGAGAGGCGGCTGGAAAGCCAGTTAAAACTTTCGAAATATGGTGCGAAACGGTGGCAGACGTAGAAGCCGCTCCGTCAGTCCCAAAAGTTACGCCGTCGGAAGTATGAATCGGATTCTCGTCGAACTAGCAATAGCGACGGGAATTCCGATGCAGTACTGGAAAGACGGCGAATCGATATTGACAGCAATCGAGATATTGGAGAAGCGGAATGGCAAGTGAAGGAATCGCTTATGATCGAAGCGAACTTCGCGGCGTTACGACCGCTTTCAAAGCGATGGAAGAACAAGGCGTAAAAGAAGCTAAAGATAAATCTGGAGCGCTTGCAGAGTATGTTCAGAAATCTATATTCGAAGCCGCTGGCGATCGCGGCACGGTCGCTTCTCGAATCGCGCAAGGTTCCAGAGTAAGCAAATCATCTAAAATCGGTCAAATATCTTACGGCTTCGTCGCTCAGAAATTCTCCGGTGGCGCTACCACTCGCGATTTATGGGGCGGCGAAGAATTTGGTTCCAATAAATATAAACAATTTCCAGTTTGGTCAGGTAAAGAAGGTCGCGGTTCTAAAGGTTGGTTTATTTATCCAACACTTCGCAGAATCCAGCCTTATATTATAAGCGAATGGAATAAATCTTTTGACCAAATAATAAAGGAGTGGACATAATATGGCAGAGAGTAGAACGCTAAAGTTATCAATTCTCGCTGACATAGATAATCTAAAAAAGAATCTCAACGCGGGATCAAATGAAGTCGAAACCTTTGGAAGTAAATTAGGCGACTTTTCAAAGAAGGCGGGCTTAGCATTCGCCGCCGCTGGAGCCGCCGCCGCTGTCTACGCTGGAAAGCTTCTAATCGATGGCGTTAAGTCAGCGATAGAAGATGAAGCCGCGCAAGCCAAGCTCGCAACCACTTTACAGAACGTTGCTGGCGCTTCTGAATCGGTCGTTGCTTCTACGGAAGCTTATATTCTCAAAACTTCGCTGGCTACGGGAATAACCGACAATCAACTTCGTCCAAGTTTAGATCGACTAATTAGGTCAACGAATGACGTCGCAGAGGCGCAACGTTTACAGTCGCTCGCTTTAGATATATCGGCGGGAACTGGTAAATCTCTTGAAGCCGTATCAATGGCGTTATCAAAAGCCTACGACGGCAACGCTGCTGGACTAGCGAAAATCGGTGTTGGATTATCAGCCGCCGAATTAAAATCAATGACATTCGATGAAGTTACTAAAGCTCTCTCCGCCACTTTTGAAGGTCAAGCCGCCGTCGCGGCGGATACTTTTTCGGGCAAAATGGATCGACTTAATGTTGCCATAGATGAAGGTAAAGAGACGGTTGGCGCATTCGTGCTCGACGCGATAACTCCGCTTATCGATGGGATAGTTAATAACGTCGCTCCAGCAATAGGCGACTGGGCAACAAAAGTCGGAGAAGATTTACAGCCAGTTATTGTCGTGCTTGGAGATTATGTAAAAAATACTTTACTTCCAGCGCTAAGAGGAATCTGGGCTTTTATTAACGATTATTTAATTCCTATTTTTAAGACTGTACTCGTTCCAGTAATTACTAGCGTCTACGGCGCGTTCAATAAAATCAGAGACGCGCTAGTAAATAATCAAGATGAACTGCAACCATTTTACGATCTAGTTAAGAAAGTTGCTAATTTCATTCGAGACGTTGCCGCGCCCATTTTCGGCGGTGCTTTCAAAATAGCACTCTCCGCAATCGGTTCAATTATCAGCGGTCTAGTCAGCGGGTTTGGAAATCTGGTCGGATTCATAAGCGACGCAGTTAGTGGAATTACAAAGCTAGTTAATTTAATTAGAAATAATCCGATCGTTTCTGGCATTAGCGGAGCAATTAGCGGTCTCTTCGGTGGCGGGAAAGCGGCTGGTGGAATGGTTGCTGGGGGAACGCCTTACATAGTGGGCGAGAAAGGCGCGGAACTATTCGTGCCACAAACTAGCGGAACAATAATTCCGAATAACCGTCTCGGCGGTGGCAGTAATACAGTCATAAATCTAAACGTTTCCGGTGCTATTGAT